GATGGCAGCTACGACGCAGAGATGTCGGCGGCCAGGCTCTCGCATGAACTTGCCGACGCGATCCACCTGCGTGGCACCGACTGGCGACACTACGGCACCGAGGCCGAGGAGCTGGAGCGCTCGGTCCACCGCGCCCAGGGGAGGCCATGCGAACCACATCCCCGTGGCCAGCGACTGGTGGAGCTGGTGAGATCGATGAGCTATGAGCAGGTGCAGGCGATCTGGTTCGCGTGCGCGTGGCTGTGGCGGCACGACGACGTGGATGTCGCCACCGATGAGTGGTGGACGCTCCCGTTCCGGGTGCGACATCAATCGGAGGCCACCGAATGAGGATTGCCCGCGTCACCATATCAGCGCAAGAAAAAACCCGGGCGCGAGGCCCGGGTTGCCGCGTCTGATCCGTGACTAACTGCTCGACGACTGGCTGGGATCGTTCACCCGGCCCTCACTCGTCGGCACGAATGTCGTCGCGGTGTAGGTCACCTGCGACGCGCTGGCCGCGATGATCCGACCGGCAGTGTAGTTCGTCGTGGCGACCGTGATGGCCGCAGCGTTCGCTGAGAAGTCGATCGACGGGGATGCCTGACCTGCCGTGCCGAGATTCAGCGTGCCGATCCCGTTGCCGCTGCTCGGCCTCATGCCCCACTCAGCGGTCCCGCTGTGGATGTTCGCCGTCGTCACCGCGCCCGTTCCCCACGTCGTCAGTCTCGATCCGCCCCCCATCTGCGTGATCGTGGTTGCCCCGGAGTTGATCTCCACCGAGCCTCCATTGTTCACGATCGTGGTGAGCGTCGCGCCTGAGCCGCAGGTCAGTGATCCCCCCGTGACCGTGATGCTCGGCACCGTCGCGGTGTCCGACGGCCGCGCCGTCGCGATCCCGACGATGCCACCGCTCACGTGGACCACGTTGCTCGCATGCGCGCCTTTGATCTGCACCGGCGGCTTCCCGCTCGTGCCGCTGGAGCGGGATCCGATCACGGACACCGACGCTGCGTTTGATCCTGTGTCGATGTTGATGCACGCGCTGCCTGCCGCGCTGGTGCCGTCCTCGGCCGGTTCGCCGATCCGGACATTCGTCGCGCTGATGCGCAATGGTGCGGTCGGCGTGCCGATGCCGTAGACCATGCCCTGCTCGATGACGAGCGATGCGAGCGTCACGGCCGACTGGTTCAGCCCGTACTCGATCCCGTTGGCCGCAAGTCCGTTGATTCTGACGTGGTCGCTGTTTGCCGGCACCGAACCGCCGCTCCAGTTCGCCCCCGTGTTCCAGTCCTTCGGCCCGGTGTTCGCGACGCTCGCCGCGCGCGTGAAGGTGTGCGTGTTTGTCGCGCCTGCGCCCTGTGCCTTCGACACGGTTGCGACGAAGGGGACGCCTGCGGTTTTCGCGGTGAGCGTGACATGCGTCGTCGCGTTGACCGGGGTCACGGCGTAAAAGTGCGAGTACCCGGCCTGGTTGGTCGCGCTGTAGCTGTTTAGCAGCGCGAAGATATCAGCGCAGGCCTGCGAGACCGTGGTTCCGGTCGCGGTCACCACGACGGATTGCGATGTCCCGTCCTCGCCGGTGAGCGTGATCGTGAAGGTGTTTCCGGTGTCGATCGTCCCGCCCGGCGTCAGGGTGTCAACCTGCGCCACGGACGGCGCTCCGCCGATGAATGCCATGCTTGCCATTGGTTCCTATCTCTCTTTGTACGGGAACTTTTCGTTGAGCGCACGCCTGCGTCCCTCGCATCCGCACTCAACTCCGAGGGACGATGCCGCGAACTTTACGACCCGGTCCAGTCCGATTGCACTCGTGATTGCGGCCAGCGTGTCGCCGAGACCCCGTGGACCGAATCTGCCGGCGGGGCACCTGCGGGACCGGGCACACTCCTGCACGGTCCGGCCCTGGAGGAGGCAGTTCGATTTGCCTCCGCTCGGCGCGGACCGATGCTCACAGGTCATGCAGATCGCCAGTCGCTCCGTGGTCTCGTCACTCATCGACAGGTGTCACGACCGCGCTTCCGCCCCACGCAGCTCCGCCCTCAAGATTGCCGCTCGACGAAACCAGAATGCAGTTGTTGCCCGGGCTGGATGTGAACTGGTTGTTTAGCGAGTGCGTGCGCCAGATGACTGGTGCCCCGGCAACAAAGATCAGCGCGCGAAACAGGTGGACCCGCGAGTAGTAGGGCGCGCTGAACGTCGGGAACGATCCGAACAGAGCCTTGGGGTAGGACGCCATCGCGTTGTCCGCGTAGAACTCCAGCCACCATCGAGGCCCGACTGCCGGAGCGGGCTGGCACTCGGGACGAAAGCGAAGCTTCAACGGGCTTGGCTCCTCCGGAAAGTCCGAGCAGGCGACGATGCCGCCGCTGTACGACGGGTTGGTGACGGTGCCCTGGATCGTCCCCGGCACGTTCGCCTCGTACCAGACATTGGTCGCATTCCACTGGAGCCGGTGCGTCGAGACGACGACTTCGGGATCGACGTCCACCTGAAACCCGAACGCGCTCCAGTAATCCGCGTGAGTCCGCGTGCGGCATCCCGATCCCAGACAGTGATTCGTGATGTTGAAGGCGACGTCGAAGTAGGGCGGGATTTCATCGGTCCACGTCCCGACGTTCGAGCAGGTGTAGCACACTCGATTGCGACAGCACGCGCCGCCGGTCTGGGGAGACGGCTTTGCGATGACCTGGCCCGCGAAGATCGCAACCTCCGAATTGCGTACGGAAAAGTTGCTCACGACGTGCAGTTTGTAATCTTGACCGTCTCGAAAGCGAACAGCAGCGAGTACTGTCCCGTGGAATCCCGGCGCGCAAGCCCTGCGCCTGCGGCATTTCGTGCGATCTGCGTGCTCGTGTTCACGGTGGCCGGTGCGGCGTTGAGCAAAAGTATCGTCCCGCCAAAGGTGCGAACGCGATACCGAAACCCGTTGCCGTCCGCCGTGGCCTGATCGAGCAGGACCGGGATCAACTCATCCGGTCCGCCTCCACCCGCTCCGCTCACATGGACGAGGAGCTTCCCTTCGCTCGTCGATCCGACCCACTGGCCCAGCAGGATCGAGCCCGCCGAGAGTCCACCGCCGGAACCACCGATCTCGGCAAGGTGTGCGACGATGGCATTGTCGGCGTCCGGAACGGTTCCCGCATGAGACTCGGCGATGTTGCCGGAGGTGTCCACGGGAGGCGCGCCCTCGATCCGGCGCGCGTGGTAGTAACCAGACCGACCGGAGACCGCGCCGGTGATCTTCACCCGCACCATCTGGAACCGGACCGCGCCGGAGTCCCGATGCGATGCGCCGGACTCCGCCTTCGCGTCCACCAGTGCGCGGATGCGGTTCAGCTCCCTCGCATCCCGCTCCGTGACCGTGCGGCTCACGCGAAAATCCCCGCGAAGGAAACAGCCGCGTGCATCGTGTAGTACAAAAACGTGCCGTCGGCAGTCGTCACCTTTTTGATGTTGGAATTCAGCGTCGTCGTCGCTGAGGTCCCGTCGATCTTTCCGGGCGCGTAAGCATTGCTGTTCTTCACGCGACCGGACCCGTCGAGGAACACCGGGGTCTGCACCGGCATTCCCGCCTGCGGTCCCGACTTGTACACGATGTCCACCCGCGTGCCTGCGGTCGGTCCCATGCACTGCAAACCGGTGTCCTTGACGCGCAGCGCGAAGCCCGTGACAAACTGGCCGCCGCCCAGCGCGTATCTCTCGCGCGCCTCGAACTCATACGACACCCTAATGATGCTGCCGGAGGTGTAGGACTGCGACGCATTGATGCCGACGCACATGCACTCGCCCGGAAGCATGGTGCCGACACCCGGAACCGTGAAGTTGTCGCTGTTGATCTTGCCGACGTATCCGATCGCCGCCGCAATGTTGAACGACGAGCGGCTCTTCGCGACCGTGAATCCGACCGAGGTGAAGACCCGCATCGGAGACTGATCGAACGGGTCGAGCGCGCTGTTGGTCACCGCGTTGCCGAACGCATCGTAATCAGACGGCTCCTCACGCGTGATCGTCGAGATCGTCAGAGTGTCTGGATCATCGATCGACGGCGACGCACCCCATCCGGAGCCTCCCGGCCGGGAGTAGCTCGCCGTGACGACATAGAGCTTCGGCCCGGAATCGAATCGCACTCCGATCCCGCCGGAGCGCACGACGAGCGTTGCGTCCAGCGGGTGCGTCGATCCGACCGTCGCGGGAACCGACGCGATTGCCTCGGCCGCAGACGCGACACCGGAGACCTGCCACTCGCGCACGGCGGACCCGCCCTGCGCGAGGTGATATGGAGACCACTTCTCGTTGACGATGACCGGCATCGACTACCCCGGAAAGACTGGGACCAGCGAGACTCCTCCCTGCGTCAGTCTCTCCAGCATCCCGTTGATGGCACGCAGCTCCTTGACGGCCTGCGCGGCCTGGTCCGCCGCGCGCCTCGTTTGATCCGCCGCTGTTTTCTGGTGCTCCGCGATCCGCTGCTCGCGCAGGCCGCCCGTGAACCTGCCCTGATCCAGCGACGCGAAACCGGGATGCGCCGCGCCGGCCCGGCTCTCGATGGCCTTGCGCAGCGACGCCTGCAGGAACGTCCAGGGGCGTGGGTCTTCGGGCGCGCGCATCTGCCGCACGGATTGAATCGCGTCGATGGCAAGGGATTGCGCGCGAATCACCCATCCCTGAATCCGCTGCGCCGCCTTTCTTCCCATGTCGTGGATCGCGCGTGAATCGATCTCGTCGGCCAGGCCGTCGTAGTAATTGCGGGACATCAACTCGAACAGCTTCGCAAGCTGCGCCCTTCGACCCGGTGCAAGATTGCGGTTTTGCAATTCCCTGGTGATTGGATCGATGGACTCCATGAAGTCCAGCCTCCTTTCCTCTCGCATCCGCTCTGCTGGATCGCGGAGCCGGCGGAGATGGAGAGACCTCGACTCCATCTCGATGGCCTTGCGTGTGGCCTCGTGCCTCGCAACCATCGCCGCGGTCGCGGCATCCTGTCGCTGCGCGGCATCATTGATCCGTTTCGCGTCCAGCCCGGCCCGATAGTCTTCCCCCGTGATCGCCTCCCTGATGCCGCGACCGGCGGAAACCAGAGATCCGAGCAACGGGATTGCCTTTGCAATCTCCATCGACATTTCCGCCGCGCCGATCTGGCCTTCCCTGAATTGCGTCGCGACCTCTGCAGCACGGTCGGCCATCTGCTGGAGCTGTCGGCCGATGTAGGTGAACGCGCCGACCGCGCCCGCTCCGGCGAGAGTCTTGGCCGCAAGCTCGACCCCGCTGAGCTGCTTCTTCATGTTGCGGAGTCGCTGCTCCAGCAATCCGAACGCATTTGCCGACTTGTCCTCGGCCGAGATGTCGATCTTGATGTTCCGGTCGTCAGCCATGTCTCGTCTCTTTCGCGCGCCAGAAGGAGTCGTGCTCCGCCACCACTCGCATCGCGTCAAGGAACGCGGCGGTCTGGTCCGAGCTGCCGCCGGAAACCGGCATCGTCCCCTCCTGCGCCAGGTCGATCAGCAGCATCAGACGCCAGACTGCGCCCGGGACACGACGCATCGGGCAGGTGTCCAGCACCCGCTCGACCCCGTTGACCGAGAGAATCGCAGGCGTGAGCTTCGTCGGCGGGTCTACGCAGTCGCCGCCGCGTCCGCACCCGGAGCAGAGCTGCCTCCACCGGATGGCGCACGCGACGGCCAGAGAAAATTTAACTCGTCCTCGCAGGCCCGGCCCGGTGCATTGCGGACAAGGTCGATCAGCTCGACGTGCGTGAGCCACTGCCGCAGCGAATCCCGGCTCAACTCGACGCCATGCACGTCCCACCCGGCCGCGATCATCATCGCGGCGTCCAGCAGCAGCGACGTACCCGCCCGCGAGAACAACCCCTCGTCGATTGCACGGCCGAACAGGTCGTCCACGGCATCCACCTGCGCCATCGTGAGATACCGGCAGCGAACCGTGATCGGTTGCTCGCGATGCCGCGAAATCGTGAAGTCACTCGTGGAATTGGGGTTCGCGATCATGTGAATGTCTGCACCAGCGCGCTGTTCACGCGGCCGGTGATGCTCCTGATTCTCAATCCGTTCCGGTCCCCGGACGAGGCAAGCGTGTAATTCACGCTCGACGCCGTCGTCGTGATGATGTTATTCGCAGCGGTGCCGACCGCAATGCTCATCGCCTCGGTCGTGCTGGCGTTGATGAGCGAGAGCCAGTTTCGGGTGGACACCGACGTCAGCTCCGGGTCCATCGTGAACGTCGTGTTGCGGTTCGCGACCGCGAACGACCGAATCCCCGTCACGTCGGCCGGGTCCTCCCGCATGACCACCTGGTTGCCCAGCGTCAGCGTCAGGCTCGACAGCCTCGGCGTGAACGCGCCGAAGGTCACGGCATTCGACGCGAATCGCGGCGGAATCACGGTCGGGAATGTCGGCGTGTAGATCGCCTCGTCCACATCCGCCGCGAGCTTGCCCGTGAACTCGAAGTTGACCCGGACCGGCTGGCCTGCGTTGTAGTTGATCGAGAAGGTTCCAGCCGCGCCGACCAGCTTCCGCGTGACGCCAGCCTCCTGCATCGCGATCGTGAGCGTCCGCTGCGCATCTGGCGCGGTGTCGAAGGTGAACACACCGGAGGACTGCTGCGCACCGCAGCCGAGCAGGAACACGGTCGCCCAGTCCGGCTGTCCGCTCGATCCCTTGCCGGCAAGGTCAGCCGAAAACGTGATGCGGCCGTACCTCGCGCCGGGAACCGAGGGGCCGTACAAAAACGATCCCATCTGTGGCCGGTCCACGGAGTCGGTCAGGTCCTCGAATGTCGCATCGTAAACGTTGTAATCTCCGTCCGCAGCCGACAGCGTCTCGGCCGTGCCGGTGGTGTCCTCGACCTTCGCGGCCAGGATGGATTTTCGGGTCAGGTAAACGGTGTCAGCAGGCATGGAGACCCCCCGGTCATTGCGTCTGGTATGGTTCGTCGATCAGCGTGCGGACGTGCGAGCGAAACTGCAGGACCGCGCCGTAGTAGCCGTCGTCGATGTCGGCGATGACATTCGCCCCGGACAGCGTCGTGTTCAGCGCGTTTCCGCCACGCGAAACGTCGGACATCAGCGCACGCTCGGCATCAGCAGCGGCGACAAGCATCCGGTCGTGGAGCGGCATCGTGCTGGACGTGGACCGTCGCACCAGCAGCGTGACCTCGAACATCAGCGAGAACTCGGCCCGGCCCATCGCCTGGTCGTCCATCGGGTCCATCCCGGTGATCTCCATCAGGCATTCGGCCGAGTGCTCCGGGTCCAGCGTGCTGCTGGGTTCCGGATCGAAGGTCGCGAGCCGAACATCGAAGTCCGTCTCGAACCCGTGCGCACGCTGCACCTCCTGCAGCGTGGCGACGATGTTCGCGGTGACGGCCTGGACGACGGGAAATATCACCGGTTCCCCCCCGCGAACCTGCCGATCTGCGACCGGACCTGCCGCGACAGATCGGACTGGATGAACCTGCGGACGCGGGACTCAATCCCGCTCTGCTGCACGATGTCGCGAAGGCTCCTGCTCTTGAGCGACTGGATCGGGAGGCGTCCGACTCGTTTGCCCCTGCGCAGGATTCCTGGATACCGGGAGTCGATCGACGATCCGCCGATCAACTGCCTCTGAAAGAGATGCTTGTTCGCATTCGACCCCGTCGCCTTGAATGCGTGGGGCAGACGAATCCCGCCGCCCGTCCTGTACATCTGAACCGAGACGCCGCCGCGCTTCGTCGCGCGGTGCCGGAAGTTCACGAGTCCGAAGGGGCGGCCCATGATCCAGATCGAACCCGTGAGTCTCGCCGGAGTCGCGCGGGGTCGGACGAAAAGCCGCTTGTCCACGTTCCGGGACTTGAGCGTGGTGAGCGAAAGAATCTGCCGCTTGGTCTCGGTCCGTCCCTTCGCCAGCACCTTGTTGATCGCGCCCGCCAGTGCCCTGGGCATCGCGCCGGGAATTCGTCCGAGCCGCTGCTGCATGAGCTGCAGGTCGGTCGCGCTGATCTTGATGGCGATCATCGCAGGATCATCCTGACGGTGCCGCTGTCGCTCGTCTCCACCGATGCGACGCGCATCCAGTACGCGGTGCCCCCCGCGTCGGCCGCGACCTGAATCTCGTCGGTCCCCCGGTCCAGTTCGGACATCGAGATGCCCAGCGTGGCGTCGTTGCGCACCTCGACGCGCACCGAACGCTTTGCGCCCGCGCTCGTCTGCTCGACCGGCTCACGTGCAACCACCGCGAAGATGCTGCGCGTGGTCCCGTCCCGCTTGCGGTAGGTCACGGACTCCGCGAAGCCGCAGGCCTCGTCGAACCATCGCAGGTTCGCGGTCAGCAGGACGCCATCAAGCAACCCCATGAATCGCCACCCCCTGGTCCGATGCCCACCTGTTCACGTGACGCCAGACACTCCGCTCGTTCTCCCACCGATCCGCGTTGCGGCGACAGCCCGCAGGCGCATCGCCGTCGCAGTCCGGCGCGTCAGTCATGTCCGAGCCAAACACGTGGATCGTCCGGGAGCCGAGCAGCACCGCAATGACGGCGGCCGTTGTCGCGGTGTAGGTCCGCCATCCACGGGCCTTCGCCTCGTACATCCCGGCCAGCTTGACTCGATGCAGCCCCAGCTCTCTCGCGTGGCCGTGACGCGAGATGGAATCCACCGCGTCGTGCGTGGTGATCAGGACCGGCCGGTAGCCGGGCTGGTGCTGCTCGAACACGGCGGCATCGAGAAACGCCCAGCAATCCAGCACCTGCCCGCGCGATCGACGCAGGATCAGCGGGGCGCGATTCACGCCGATGGTCAGACCGAACCCGCCCACCGGCGAGCGGAGCAGGGACGGGCCGGGACAATAGATCGCCGCGATCATGAAAAGACGTGACGCGCCCCTTCGGACGCGCCACGCCGGGTTACGAGAGCGTGACCCGCGCGGACTTCTGCCAGAATCCCGGCGCGAGTGCCCGGATCGACTTGAGCCCGAACAGGTGTCGGTCGTTCTTCAGCTCCTCGTCGCTGCCGGCGCCGAGGTACTGCGTCTCCAGGTCGATCTCGACCTGGTGAATGAAGGGCTTGGTCGCCCCGTCCGTGATGCTCACCACGATCTGCGAGTTCGTCGCCAGCGTCGTCAGCCGGGGCTCGAACGTCGAGGTGATGCTGATCCCGCCGGAAAGCAGACCCATCACCGGGTTGGTCGCACCTCCCACGAGGTTGAGCGACGATGTCGCCTGCTGGATTGCGGCCCAGATCGGCGCGGTCGGAGCCAGCACGTGGAATGACCTCGCGCTTCCGTTGATCGGATCGCCCTTGTCGTCCACCAGCCCGTACATGTACCCGATCGTTTCCAGCAGGACGTTGGCCATCTCCGTGGCCGTCGGAGCCGTCGGCGTGACGACATTCGCCGAGGGAACCTGCGTCGCGGTGAGCGCGTTCAACTGTGTGCCGCTGGAACCCTCGGAGTGCGTCGCGGAGAAAAAGGTCTGCCCGTCGTAGCATGTCGGGTTCGCATTGATGAGCGCGGCGAGAAGTGCGTTGGGGTGATCCGCCGCCTTCTGCGCCATGTCCGCGATCCTCATGCGAATCTGGCCGGTCTTGTCCCGGCGCAGGTCGTCGAGCTGGATCGCCAGCGTGTCCTCGTACTTCTTGTTCGCGACCGTCAAGGTGAAACGGTTGAGCGTCCCCTCGTTTCGGCCGCCGACCCACTCGCGCATGCCCGACGACATGCCGAGCCAGGCGTACTCCTCGATCGCGCGATCGGAATCGACGCGAAACGAGAGCATGTCAGCCCATGCTCCGGCCCGCGCCTGCTCGTAGACCGGATAGAAGCCGGCCACGAGATCGCGGCTGTCAAGAAATGTGTATGCCATCTCTCCCCCTGAATGTGTGATGTGAAATCTGGACTAGATCGACCGCAGCCAGGTCGCCTCGAAGTAGACCTCGCAGGTCGTGCCGCTGACCCAGCGTGCGACCTTGCCGATCTGCATTCCGCCGGAAGCCGTGAGCGTGAAATCGTTGCCGGTCGTCGCGTAAACGGGATCGTTCACGTTCCCGATGCCGCTGACGCCCGTGACGCTCAGCACCACGATGCCGCGACTCCGGACCCGGATGACGGTCTTGCTTGCGGTGCCCGCCGACTCCTCGGCGAAACCCGCGAACCCGTTCGTGGTATCCGCCACGTTGAGCTGACGCGCGTTCCCGCTGCTCAGCGAAAGTGCGCTTCCCTCGTATGCGGGCGTGAGGGGTGAAATCGGAAAGTCGGTGAAGATCGGCTCGACGTTCGCCTTGAAAACGCGAGGACTGTCTGCTGTGAGCTGTGGCATGTTCCCCCCCGGGAATCAGTTGTTGGTGATGTGTCTCAGCGTGCGACATGCACGCGGAGCCTGCCGGTCATTTCCGCGACGCGGAAGCCGACGTAGTTTTCCTTCGACGAGAAGGACTTTCGCGCCTCCCCGTCGTGATCCCATTCCCACTCGGCACGCGCCTTTGGGTCGGACTCGTCGGGACCGGCGTCCGCATCGACGCTGATCGTTGGTGCGGCCAGCGGCAGCGCTGCCTGCGGCTCTGCGGGATTGACGTGCTGCACGGGAGTCTCCCTGCGTGACATCCTGGCGCGAAGAACGTCGGCAAACGCGGCCTTCGCGGACAGCACATCCGCGCCCTTGCCGGCCTGCTGTAACGCAAAACCCGGATCGTCCGGGAACTCCGCCGCGAGCGCGGCCAGCGTCTGACGCACCTGCGCCGCGCCGTCAGAGAGTCCGCGCCCGTAGGCGTCGGCACGAATCGCGCCGATCGGCGCGGAGTCCGGATTGTCCTCGATGTACTTCTCGATCTGTTCGTTGGTCATCTTGATTACGGCGCTGATCGCGTCGTCCCATGTGGTGACAAAATCAACGAGACCGTTCGAAACGGCCTCGCTCCCGATGAACACGCGCCCATCGGCCAGTTCGTTCAACTCTGATTCGCCGAGCCTCCGGCCCTCCATCACGGCATCGAGGAAGTGGGCGTTGAGCGCGTCCACCTCGCGGCGGAACTCGGCGAGGTGCTCCGGCAGAACCTCGATGCCGTCGGAACCCGCGCCCTTGTAAGCGCCCGTCGAGACGAGATAGGGCACGATCCCGGCGTTGGCGTGCTGCTGCGAGGTGTCGTAGAGCAGCATCATCGTGCCGATGCTGCCAACCACGGCGGTCGCGTTGACGTGAATCTCCCTGCACTGCGACGCGACCCAGTAGGCCGCGCTGCAGCAGCAGTCCGAGACATAGGCCACGACCGGCTTGGAGCGGTTCGCCTCGGCAACGTCGTCGGCCAGCTCCTGCGTCCCCGCGCACGTCCCACCCGGCGAGTCGATGTGAAGCAGGATCGCGTTGACCGCAGGGTCTCCTCCAGCCGCGCGAATCGCGCGACGCACGTTCACAGTGGAGCAGCCGCCGAAGCTGCTCTCACCCTTTGTCATGTACCCCTCGATCCGGATGACCGCGACGCCGTCCTGGAGCTGGTAGGGCGGCCGGCCCTGCGCCGCGCCGGATGACGGAAGCGGGGAGAGTGTGCCGGACATCAGTGCGCCCCATGCCTGCGCGAACCACGAGGGACGCACCGACCAGGCGCCAAAGTGCTGCGCCGCGCAGGCCGGATTAGCCGCCGCCAGCAGGTGAATCCGGTCCTTCGGTTTCTTCTTCGCCATCCGCCCCTCCTGTCAATCCGTGCGATTCCATCAGTTTCCGATCCTGCTCGTTCCGCCGGCACAACTCGCCGAAGTCGTAACCCCGCTCCATCGCAATGTTCGAGCGGGCGTCGATCCCGAACTCCGTCGCCCGGATCGCGGCGTCGATCTCCTTCGTCGGGTCCACCCAGGGCTTGCCCTGCGGAATCCATTCGTGCGCCAGGTGATTCGGCGGGATCGAATCGCCAAACAATCCGTCATTCACCCATTTCGAGACGGCCCATCGGTAGACGCGCGAGACAAAGTTCTCCGCAAAGTTCGCCTGCTCCATCTCGGCGGTCTGGTTCGCCTGCAATCTCGCGGCCCGGCTGCTGCTGTAGTTCGCGCGGGAGAAGTCGAGCAAGACCTGCTCGATGGTCAGGCCGAGCTTGAGTCCGACAAACCGGCTGAACGCGACGATCGCATCGGGGAAGCTCTGCCCCGGCTGCTCCGGCTTGATCTGCACGACGTCCTCGCCCGGCTCAAGGTACTGGATGCTGCCGGGCTCAAGGTTGATCGTGGCCTGCGGACGACCGGCCGAGTTTGTCGTGCGGCCCAGTCCGGACAGGAGCTTCTCCGAGTTGTTCCGCTTGATGACCAGCGAGAAATACGCGGCAGTCCGCGCACTGATGACCGTGCCCTCCAGGTAGCCCTGGATGTAGTCGAAAAGCTCGAAGCACTGCGAGAACACCGGGACTCCGCGAACCTCGGAGAGTCCGCCGAGCCGCGCGAGGAACGCCATGTTGCGGGACGCGACTCGCGTGTACGTCGCGCGATTCCTCTCGTCGATCGTGCGCACGAAATACGCGCGCGGCCCGTTCACCGGGTTCAGCTCGACGCCGTCCACCGACATCCCGCCTGCGTGCTGACCGGGCGGAGACTTGATCTGGTCGCCCTCGATGCACTGCAGCATCGGACCGCCACGGTCCACCAGTACCACGCCAACGTCGCCGTCGCGGAGCAACGCCCGGTACACCTGCTGCTGCATCTGCTGGAAGCTGAACACCCCGCGCACGTCGCATCGACGCTTCCATTGATTCCACAGTTCGCGGGCTCGTGCGTCGAATCGCTCGTCCCCAGTCCTCGGCTCGACCCGGATTTCCGTGCCGACGACATTCTCCACCGCGCGATCGAGCGTGGCCGACGCCAGCGCGTTGTTTCGATCAAGGTTGCGGGATCGATCCCGCATCGACTCCAGTGACATCGACGTCGGCAGCCGTGTGCCGGTGATCTGCGTCGAATGTGGCCAGACCACACCGCTGTTGCGGGTGCGGATCGCGCCGCGATAGCCGTTCATCGCCTCGCGGTACGCCATGCGTTGAGCCGCCCACCTCGGCGACAGCCACTCGATGAACTGGTCGAGCCTTCCCGTGTCGCTCATCGCGCCTCGCCGAATGAAATCAGTGCGATTCCGGTCGCCGCGTCGGCCCCGGACTCCGCCGCTGTCCTGGACTCCAGCCACGTGATCGCCTTCATGAGCTGGTCGATCGGAGGAATCGCCACGCTCCGGCCGTTGATCGTGATCGTTGTTCCCACCGCGCCAGTCGCCAGCGCGTGCCGGTAAAGCTTCAACAACTCGGCATCCGTGAGCGTCGGCAGTGCCGCGATGTCTGCACTGGTGATCGCCATCAGTACCTCCGGAAACTCGTTGCGAATGTGCCGCGATGCTGCGGTCGAGGATGGACGGGATCGGCGGACTGCGAATCATCGGTCTCCGGCAGGTCCAGGTGATTCCAGCACGCCACGCCGACCTGCATCGCCTCGCAGTCCAGCAGGTGGTTCGCAGCGCCGGAGTACTTCTTCTCCCACCTTCGGATCCCGGTCTTGGCGTCGAGAATCTGCCGCTCGCTCACGAGCTGCGTGACGTACTGGTCGTCGCAGCCTGAGTGCGGAAGCCACCGCGTCTCGTCGGAGTCCTCGATCAGCTCGGACAGCCGCGACTTCGTGAGGAATGGATTGAGCTTGAGCACCGTCACGCCGTTCTCGATCACGGCTCTAACCATCGGGCCGTTGATCGGCGTCACGCCCTGCGCCGCGACGATCCGCGTGGGCAGACGCTTGCAATACTCGAAGACCTCCGGCCGACGGTACTGCGCGTCCACGGCCACGATCACGGGCTCAACCTCGCCGGAAAAGATCGCGCGATGCAGATCGTCGAACGTGCCGACGCGACCGTAGGAGTGGAGGCACGATCGAAAACCGTAGCCCCACGACCTCAGCACGTACCACAGGTGGTCCTGCTGCACGTCCACTGTCGCGAACAAGGCGATCGCCCAGCCAGGGATGTCGCCGGCGGGGCGCGACAGGCCGATCTTGCGACGAATCACGCCCGGCTCACGCGCGCCAAGCTGAATCTCGAACGGCTCGGCCAGCCTGCTGTTGCGGAACGACATGGTGAGCGAGACGTCCCCGTCGGCGCGGATGAACTCCGCCGCCATGTCGCTGAATGTCCGCCACGGACTGTAGAGCGAGGAGAGATGGAATCCGATCCTGCGGGATGGACCGCCGATCCCGACCCACCTTCCCCCGTCGAGCATCCGTATCTTGTCGCCGTCGGTCAGCCTCGCGCCGCATCCCGCGCACTCGTACCACGCGAGCCGCTGCGACTCGATGGTCTCCGCGAGCTTCGCCCTGCTCATCCCGTCGGGCTTGTCCCATTTGACCTGCTGCCAGGTCAGCGGGGCGAATCTCCCGCATCTGGGGCAGGGCAGATGGAACGACCGCTTCTCGCCGCACGCCTCGTAATTCTGCCAGACCAGTCCGTCCCGCGTCGTCGGCGTCGAGACCCCGACAATGCGGCGTCGATGCAGGAATGTCGCGGTGCGCTCCCGTGCGAGCGAGACCGCGTCGGCCTCGCGGCCCGCGAACGGCGGAAACTTGTCCACCTCGTCCAGCAGAACGTACCGACAGGCACGCGAGGCGAGCGATTGCGGCGACCCCGCCCAGGCCATGAACACCGGCATGGTGTCCAGCCTGGTCACGCTCAGCGTGTTGTCGTGCGGGTCCGGAAGCAGGTGGTGGGGGAGTGAACCCTGCAGCAGCGGACGCAGACGCTCGCGCACATACTGCTCGCACGCGGACTCCGACGGCTTGACCACCAGCGCGGGGCCGGGATCATTGTCGATCCAGTACCCCAGCAGATTTTCCTGGATGGTCGATTTTCCGACCTGTGTTCCCGCAACGATCCAGATTTCCTCGACGCCCGGCTCGCGGATCGCGTCCATGATCCCGCGCGCGTACGGTGTCCGGGCCAGCCGGTATTGTCCCGGCTCCGCGCTCCCGGACGGAATCACGCGGTTCTGCTCGGCCCATTCGCTCGGAAGGATTCGACGTGGAGGTCGCCAGGCATCCGCAACCCACTCATCGAGTTGATTCTGCCAGCTCATTCAGGACTTCGGCGATCCGGGACTCCAGAATCTCCTGCTGCTCCGCCGGCTCCCGTCCCATCAGGAGCGGCGACACGGACGCGGCCAGTCCGATCAGACGGTTCTTCGCCCGCGTGAAATGCTCGTTGATCATCACGCGGACCTGCGCGATCGGCACCAGCTCGCCCCGTTCTCTGGCGGTCTGCAGCTCGTACTTTTCCGCCAGCGCGTTTTCCTTCCGCAGCCGCGCGGCCTCAAGGCTCGGAGTCAGGACGGCATCCGCGTTCACCCCGTTCTTGCCGCTGCGCTTGTTCTCGCGCATCCATGCAGTCACCTCTGCGACATCGAACCGCCTCTCCGCGCCAGTTCCGTCGTGCGGACATCCGCTCTTGACGTACTCCCGGAGGGTGCGTGGCGCGATGCTCAGTTCCTCGCAGAGCTGCTCCGCCGTCGTCCTGCGCCTTACGTTTCGACCCGCATGACGCCGGTTTCGACGGTCCACACGTTGCTCCCCAATGTTCCGCGAACCATGTAATCGTAGAGGCCCAGCGCGGCGGTCGAGAGCGCCGATGCCGTGATGCTCACGCGAAGCGTGCGCGACGCACCGGTGGCGGTGACCACGGAGACGGATCCCGTGACCGTCGAGTCGCCGGGGTTCCTGTTGTCCGCATTCTTGGTCGCGGTGAACGTCCACGACCACGTGCCCAGGTCGGCGGGCCACTCGCTCACACCGTCGTAGACGACGAGAAATGACCGGCTCGCCGCGCCGAACGAATCTCCCCGGATCACGGCGCGTCGGCCACGCTGCTGAGTCGGCGTGTGCGTAGGCTGCGGCTGTGTGAGAGTGCGACCTGCGTAGGTCCAGACCGCCTCGGCCGTCGCGCCACCGGCGGTACTGACCGCGGCGTCCAGGTTGTCCAGCTTGATCGCGCGAACCGCCGAGTACCCCTGCGCCCCCAGACCAGCCTGCACGTCTGGTGTCAGCGTGATCGTCCCGCTGGTCCTCGCCGCGACATAGTGACTTTCGCCGACAGCCAGGACCGCGGTCCCGCTCTGCTTCAGGTCCAGCGCATTCGCCGTCGTCCCCGCGCTTGCATGGGTGCCGAGTACGGCCAGCGTGCCGGTGCCCACGGACTCGATCCCGATCGCAAACGCACCGGAGGCGGCAGCCGCATGTACCATCGTCCCGGACACCACGCCACGCACGCTATCCGCACTCAGGCCCACCGGATGATAATTGCTGTTAGACACGCCGTGGGTCGACGTGATGACGCTTCGGTCCACCAGCATCGTCGCCGAGATGCACGACACTCCGATCGCACGATTGTTCCCCGACCAGCCCTCCAGCGAGACCTGACTTTCCCTCAGCACCAGAGACGCTGTCTGAGCACCCAGCCCGAGCATGTCGACCGCGCTGCGTCCGCACTGAAAGCGGCAACGGCTAAAGACGTGCGCGCCGGATACCGAGGCCAGGTCAATCCCGGCCTGAAGGGATTGGATCAGCACGTTGTCCCACGTCGTCCGCGCCGACGCATTGATGAAGGCAACCGATGCCGAACCAGATCCCGGAGACCGCGTGTTCGCCAGGGTCAGATCCCGCACCGTCCAGTCGTTCCCGCCCGGCCCGACATCGGCGTCCAGTGTCAGAGTCACCGACCCGTCGTGCGTTATGATCGTGCTTGGTCCGCATCCGCGCAGTGTCACGCCATCCAGTGCCGTTCCGTCCACCGCGCCAGAGTAGGTGCCGGGCGCGACGATGATATGCGCGCCGTCGCCCGATGCCGCGTCAATGGCACCCTGGATTGTCTGCTTCGCCGTCAGCCAGCCTTCACCGCTGTTGGCGTCATTGCCCACGGTTCGCACGTAGATCGGATCGGCTCCGAAGATGGAGCGATACACGGCCGCGCCAATGTCGCCGAACACCAGCGACATGTGAACCGGGTTTGCGCTGGCGTGCGAGAACAGCAGGTGCATTGCGGAGCAGTCCGCCTCCGCCGCAGTGTAACTGTAGACCCACTGCCCATTCCCTTTGTGGCTCAGTGTGCCGGAGACCGCGACTTGATTGCTGTTGTCAATCGAGATCAGCCCACTTACGCCGGAGGTGATGGCCGCGCCGCTCGTCGCGTCGATCATGCAGAAGCCGACATGTCCCGAGACGCCCCGGTCACGCATTGACGTACCCCATGAATGTCTCGCAGCGACTGCCCCAGTCACCCCAGACGATGACACCGTCCTGTGGCCGGAGCTTCGCCCGAAGTGTCGTCGCCAGTGCGGACAGCTCTTCGTTTGTCACGGCCCGGCCCTCGCCGAGATTGACCGTCTGCTGCGGCTGCACGAATGGCCAGATCGGCCGGTCCGTCACCAGCATCGCGGCATCCAGCCAGTTGCTCCATCCCTCATTGATGTCGGCTGCATCACGACCGCCGTTGAAAAACCAGCTCTGGTAATAAAACGAGGGGCAGAGAAGATCGAGGAATCTGAGTCGCTCGTCGCTCAAGTCATAGGCCGAACTCGGGAACGATCCGCCGTCCCAGTATCTTGGATCAACCTCTGGAAGCGTGTAGACGCCCAACGGCGCCGATGGATGCTGCGTGCGTGGCTTCCGCAGCCCGGCGCGTGCGCGACGCAGTGCCGTGAACGCACGCAGCCTCGCTTCCTCGGTATCGTAGAAGCCCTCCAGATTCAGCGTGATGCACGCCGGGTTCGACGAGTAGGGCACGGAGCCTGACGGGTAGGTGTGCGTCTTTCCGCCGCGCGCATTGCCCATCAGTTCGTCACAGTACGCCTGTGTCGGCGTCGTGGTGTACTGCGCGCGGAACAGCGTGTGATCGCTCACCCAGTTTGCCCGCACCAGCCCGGCCGAGGCGAGCTGCTCCGCGGTGGCATCAACGCCGCCGCCGAAGCGAAACGCAAAGCACTTGGTCCAACTGACAGGCATCAGGTGAGGTTGGATGCCGCGCGCCGTCCGCCGGACGACACCGGCCGAATCAACAGTCGCATGTCCACCAGTTCGCCGGGCACATCGCTGAAGCTCGACGACCCAAAGCTCTTGCGGGTCACGTAGCTTTGCGCGCCGAAGGGATACGTTGCGTAGTTCCCGGTGTCGGTCTGCTCGTGATAACGCACGCTCAGGTTCGTGCTGGTCGATGGGTTGTGAATCACGATGCGGTACAGATCCCCGCCGTTCAGCGTGGGGAGCGGATTCTCGTCGAACAGGAACAGCGGCAGGGCGCCGTCGCGATTCACGCCGTTGTGGCGACTGACATCCTGCAGGAGTGTGCCCGACGAGTTGTACAGCCGGACCGTCGTGCTCACCCCACTCGGCAGCGCCCCAGTGAACGTCGGGATCATGCCGACCACCTGGAACTTCGGCACCGATGTAGCCGACAACTGGAATCGGTTGCCGTACTCGATGAAGTCGCCGCTCGTGTTGCGGAATCCCCGGCTGAAGGTGCCGGTCACCGTCCATCCCCACCGCGAGCCGTCGGCCATTTCGAATCCCACTGACGGCGGTCCGCCGATCTTGGTTGATGTGGTGCCGTCGAACTCGATCGCGAACGGGAACCCCATCGCCGTGGTCCCGATTCGCTCGCCGAATGTGGCGTTGTTGCTGCCGTCGATCGTGCCGCTGCTGTGCCGCACCTGCGCGGCAAGCAACTGCCCCGGCGTCACCGTGTAATCACTCGTGAGCGTCTCCCACCGCCAGACACCCGACGACGGAGTGAATGCGCTGGTCAAGCGAAGGTCGGCGCCTGTGATCAGCCCCGTGCTGGCGTCCACCGAACGAAGCGCGGCGACGAATGATGGGACGGACCCCGAGCTGCCGTTCCGCCGGAAGCCGATCTTTCTCACCGCGTAGCTGCTCAGACTCGCTGGCACCTGCACCACCCACGCAATGTACTTGTCGGCGGCGTTCAGCGTGAATTGATTCGTGCCGCTGGTGCCGATGACCGGAGGCGCGAACAGGACTTCGATCACGTCGCCCTGCATTATTGCACCGCCCCGAGCTGCTCGACGCAGTTCTGCGACCAGTACCCCCACATCCACCATTCGTCGAACAGCCACGCGAGCCGCTCGCCCTGCTCGATCGACTCCTTCGGTCCGAGCCGCATCGATGGCTGCGACATCGCGACGAGACGGTGGGGGAGCCGGAGCCGGTCCATCTCGCTTCGTACGTTCTCGGTCACCCGCTCCCAGCAATCCAGAAGATGGTGCCAGTTCTCATCGCGCAGGTGGTGGTGCCAGTACAGGTTGATCGGGATGTAGTCGATCTGGTCGAGCCAGACATCAGACACGCCATCCAGCAGGGGGGACTGCGAGATCAGTCGCGGGTCGGGGAACGCCGGCGTGTCGTAAACCCCGATGCCCGGCGGAGTCGTGCCGGTCCGACAGAACGTGCGGAATGCCATCGCGGCGACGAGCCGGGTATCTTCGGGCATCCCCTCAAGGTTCAGCATCACCGCGCCGCCGTGCGCCCGCGCGACCTCGGCCTGCTGCCTCACCATCGGCGTGTGGACGATCTCGTAGTCCGGCATATTGCGCGGCCACAGGTGCCCGGTATCCGGGATGAACAGCCCGCGAGACATCGCGCCGCTGGTGAATGCCTCGTTGGGCGCATCGGGATGCCGCGAGTCGCGGCCGTAGAACCATCGCACGATCATTGGAGCGGCACCCCGTCACTGTTGACGCGGTGCCAGTCCCGTCGCGGCGTTCCTCCGGCCACGCACACACCGACGATTGTTGACGGATCATTGATCATCAATGCGACCCAAAAGCGATCCGCCACCAGGCCATGAACCGCACATATTCGGACAGAGCGACGAGTCCAATCCCAGCCAGACCCACCACAAGGAGCGCGTACATCCCCAGGAGAGAAAGGAACGATGCAAACCGCTGCCGGAACGACTGTTTCGGGATCGGCGTGTTCAACCAGCTTTCCATGTGTCACCTCATGCCAGCCTTGCCCCGTCAACAAAGATGCGGCTCCTGGTTCGGGCCGGACTCCCGGCACCACCGGCCCCGGTGTGCAGGACCGGGGCGGAGGAATTCCGGACGAAGTACAGGTCGTGGCTCCCCAGGTCGATCCGACAGGACGGCCACTCGTTCTCCACGACGATCACATCGCGGCAGACTGCATTTCGCTCCTTCCAGCCGCCCAGCACGGGATCAATCGCGTCGGTCGAACCCAGCGGGCCGAAGTCCACGCGACCGCCCACGAATTTGTTGTAGGCGACAATGCCCGCTTCGCACCACTGGAACGCCGCAGACTGCTTGGCGGAGTCCTCAACGACATGATTGCGCGTGAATGACCAGTGTCTAATGTTGTTGTTCAATCGGTACGCCTGCTGATTCGGCGCGGTGCAGAGGAACTGGTCGCCTGTGACGTGCACATGCTCTCCCTCCAGCCACGCCGCACGCTGGCCGATCTTCGCACCCGACGGATATTGATTGCCGGACAGCGAGATGTGGCTCCCGCCGCCACCCTCGCTCACGAGCGTGGAGCCGCACGACATCACCACGTTGTCCCGTATCCAGACGTGTCTGGCACCGCTGCCCCGTGATCCGTTGCCAACGATCCGCACGATCGTGCTGGCTTCGCTGGCGAGAATCGTGCAATTGCGAAGCGTGAATCCTCGCATGACTGTGGGGAGCCGAAAGAACGTGCCCGCATTCCCCTTGATGGTCCTGCCGGTGACAGCCACGTTGCTGCCGCGAACCTGCACCTCCTGGGTGATCGCGAATCCATCGTGAAGTTCGATGGTGACGTCACTGAGCGCGGCGGCGAGGTGCAACTCGGCCATGTTCGCCGGACGGACGATCCGCTCGATCGCTGGTGGCGTCGGAGCCGTGGCCAGCGCGAGAAGCCGGTCGGCGGCAGAAACAATGGCGTCGCGTTCCTTCTGGGCCTCACTCATTTCCGAACCTCCGGACTGATCCACAAAACCTCGGTGCGAGGAACACATTGCTTCGCCGCACCCTCCCCGCGAATCCGTGAACCCCGAACCCGACCGGCAGCGGAACACGAGACCCGCCACCGATGAACGGACCACCCCGCGTCCAGGAGCGGCCGGTACAACGGCGAGTCATATCCACTCAACACCGCCCGGCCCCCGATGCCCAAAAGAAGGGAAATCAATTGCTTGTGGTGCGAGTCATCGCACTCATGCGCATATATATTGCGACTCGCCTTCGCTCGCGTGGAATGGACGTAGGGAGGATCGAGATAGAACACGGTGTCGGGAGAATCCCAATAACGGATGACATCCAGCGCGTCCCGGTTGTCCAACTGAACCCGCGTGAGCCGGGAGTGCCAGTGATCCAGCAAACTCAGCCGGGACCGCCAATTTGAGGCAGTTTTTGCCATGCCGCGACTGGAACCAAACACCCGACCCCAATTTCCGTCGGAATCCGACTTGCCGGAAAAGCCCTGCCCATGCCGGACAAAGAATGACCAGGCCCGATCCACGGGATCATGAGATTCACAACGCCCTGCCCGGCGGAATTCATCCACGCTGTAGGGCGTCCAGGTCAGGCGATGCGCCAATCGCTCAAACTGATCCCGATCCTGCAGAACCCGGAACAAGTTGATGATCTCGCCGTTCAAGTCGTTCAAAACCTCGACCTCACGCGGCGGATCAAGGTGCCAGAAGACCGAAGCGGCACCCGCATAGGGCTCAACATACACCCGCCCGGCGGGAAGCAGGGGGACAATCTTTCTCGCCATGCGACCCTTCCCGCCATACCAGCGAACCGGAGCCATGACGCGATTCGACGCGGGGATGCCCCGCCGGATTTCACGGCTGAAATCATCCACACAAACGGGTTGATCGGAAACCACATCGCTCATCCCAGCCCCGCAAACATGAACGCACGCTCATCAAAGCCCCAGAGAAGCCACCGGGACCGACGCCCGAACTGCCACGATCCGGCGTCCGTCTTTCGGGTGTTGCCGTGACTCAGAATCGCGCGAATCTCCTTGATGTCACCCTCGATCCGCAACAGCATGTCGCGGTTCTCACGGCGACCGGTTTCCAGTTGTTCGATCTGACGCTGCAACGCCGTCACGGCAACCATCTGCTGCCGCAAGACCGAGATGTCGTCGTGATGCTGCTGAGCCAGTTTCTCCTGAGTGCCAAGCCGGAGCAGCGCGTCATCAATCTTTTCGCTGATCGATCGGTACGCACCACCGCCGACAAAGATCAGCGTCAACACCGTCACGATCGACGGAATGAATCCCGCGATCATCCGACTGCGGCTCTCCGCGCTCACGGACTGCCTCCAATCTGATTCACAATCCATGCCTCGGCGTCCGTCGCGTGCGCGGACACCAGCCGGTTGTGGTCCTGCGACGTGATGATCCGCTCCACATGGTCGCCCAGAACCTCCACGGAGGCCGGAAAGGGAAACACCGGCTTCGAGACGTTCCGGATCACCAGCACGGACTGGTCCGTCCGGATCGGAGTCAGGTCACGGCGCGGCAGAAACCAGTTCCAAACCCACGGCCTCACGGGGTCAAAAAAAACGGCGGGGCGGTTGTAACCGGCGGACAGCCCCGCCGCAGTGCAGGCACCGAGAGAATGCCCCACAAAACAATCGTGCGGAGGAATCGTGCCCCGCGTGTCATGGGCGTAATGCCGGACCATGCAGCCATGCCTCAGGCTCAAAAGCTTGCCGAGATACGACAACCCTGGATGCGGGCTGTCCGGGGTGTGCCCGAGTCCCGAGATGAGCGCGACCGTAGGCATGTGAATACGCGGGGCGCGGGGCGGTGAAGCCCCGCGACTCCCGCGCGTCCCTCCCCGTCGTCAGGTGCCTCGTGCGATTGCGCCGCACGTCGCGACGATCGCCACCAGCAAAAGCAGGGCGAGTAACACGCATTCCGTGATCTGCGAGAAACGGCTCATGGCTTGGGCGGAATCCGAATCAGGGCATCCTGCAGGCGGCCACTCAGGACACGACGACGCCACTCCGTGTAGATGTTGGTCAAAGCAAGGACGCCGAAGGCAACCCAGTCCCCGAAGGGAAGGCCCCGAATCACGGACTGAACCGGCTCCGACCTCACGATCTCCACACCCTTGTCCACATGCTCCATCACGGAGCCGCCGCCGTTCGGCAACGAGGTCGCGGGGATCGGAATCGCGCAGCCGCAAAGCATCAGAATCGCCGCGAGAATCAAACACGTCTTCATCTCACCCCTCCAACTCACGTCGCCCGCGAGACATCGAGATGCAGGTCCGCGTTGCGACAGGTGAATGTCAGCCATGCCGCACCCGTCGGCTTCGGTCCCAGCAACTTCTCCACCTCGAATCCGCCGGAGCCGTCACCCCATGCGTCCTTGTATCCCGGCGTCCGCACGTGGAGCTGCTCGTCGCGGAAGATCACGCCGCTGCCGCTGATCCGCTGACGCGCGATTGGGACAATCCAGGAATCGTGACTGTGACCGCTCAGCACGACATGCGCATCAGGGTGAATGATCGCCTGCCGGTTCACGTCGTTGGTGCCCCGCGTCGCATGGCCACAGCTCATGCCGTGGTGGTAGACGATCGTGCGAGACATGCGGGTGCCGCCGGAGACCTGAAACAGGCACCGCACCACGCCGCCATAACCGCCAACCCGGATCGATGATCCCGTCATCGTGTTCAGCCTCTCCACCAGCCGCGTGGTCAGGCACGTCTCGTGCCGCTTCCGGATCGCGGTCTCATGGTTCCCCATGCCCATCACGACCCAGTTCCGCGCGAACGGGGCGTAGAAATCCGCCGCAGTCCGCACCAGTGCGTCGAGATAGTCCCCGCACTGGTGCTCCGGTCGCACCGAAGATTTGTCGGCACGCTTGTCGAATTTCCCCTGCATCGCGCAGAACAGGTCGCCCGCGTCGATGATTCCGGCCCCCCGCTCGACGGCCTCGGCAAGGTGCCGCCGCTCCATCGCATGATCGCACTTCGGGTTGTCGTGGTGCGCGTCGGACCTCAGCAGGAACGACAGCGACTGGCCACCGGACAGGCTCGCGCGGATCGTGACGACCGCGCCGCCCTTCGCGTCGATCGTGAATCGCGGGGTCGCCGTCATCACATCGCGTCAATCCGCTGCCTCCGGATCGCGTCGGAGAACGCCAGGCACTCCTCACAGACCCGAACCCTTGCCGCGTCCCGCCTTCCTGCCGGCCGTGCGTCCGCGCAATAAATCGCCGGGAACACGCCGTCGCAACAGGCGCAACGATCCGAACCCTCCCGCATCTTCGGACGCCGTGCGGCCCGCTTCGGCGTGAAGACGATCGCGTCGGCGCATCTCGGGATGGCGTTCGGATCGAACGCGCTAGGTCTTGCGGTTGTACAGCGAATCATCCGTGAGATTCCGGTCCATCCAGCCGGAGTCCGTGTGCAGAACCCTCGGCTGCGGCCGCCTCACCAGCGGCATCGCGCCGGGGCATCTCCGCAGCTTGCGCCTCGCGGTCTCGACGAGCTGGTTCAGCCGCGTGTAACAGATTCCCATGCAATCCGCCGCCTCGTGCAGGGTCTGGCCGTCGCAGTACACGCGCGAAATCGCCTCGATCTGCCGTGGTGTCAGCCCGACCTTTGCCAGCCGCTCGTCCAAACGTGGTGCGCCCTCACCCCATGCGCGTTTTGTCCACTGTACAGACGTCGTGACTAATGGGGGGAAGCGCACGGGCGACATGGTCCCACCATCCCTTGCCCGCCCGCGAGCACACGCCGGAGCCGACCCCGGCGACTGCGTTCCTTCGATCGCCCGCATCCGGGGAACAGGTCTTTCCGGATCGCGGCGTAGAACTCGGAGAGTTCAGCGATCCTCGCCTCCCGGTCGCACAACAACTCGCGCGGGCCACACACTCGATTCGCAATGGCTCTTGGCATGGAGTCACCCGTAGCGAAAGATAAAAAACGCGCCGACGGCGAGAATAAACACAGACGGGAGCACCACCCCGGAAATCATCTCATATCTCCGCAGATCACGCTCCAGCCGTTGGATTTTCCCCATCATGCATTCGGACTGGATTCTCAATCGCAATCGCTGTATCTCGGTCGCGATGGACAGGGTCTCTTGCTTGTCCTCGCACCACCTGCCGCACTCCTGACACCGATACAGCTTGACGGCCATCTGCAGGGACTCGTCCTCCCCGAACGCATCCCACATCGTCACGCTGCGGGTCGCCCACAGTGTCGGCGCATCGCAGCGAGTCAACATGCCGCAGCTCTCACATAACGCCCGTCGCAGGTGCTGGGATGCCTTTGGCTCGATTTCCACGTGTACTCCGTTTTCTGATAATCGTCACGCCCACCTCCACCTCAAACTGCAGGCCGGGCCGCTGGTGGTAATGGAAGCTCAGGCGGGGGTCGCGGTCGTCCACGCCCAGTGCGTCCGCCACCCCGTCCCGGACGGCCTTTAGCGCCGATCGCAGGTTATCGTCGTCGAGTCCCCGCGATCTGGATGCGTGGACCCGCGTCAGCCGGACCAATGCCCGCTCCTCGGCGAGCATGGCCCTCCAACCGCACTGGCCACGGAGCAGCATGGCGACAACCGTCCTCGCCTGCCTGGTTCGCCTCGCGCGTGCAGCCCAGTGCGAGCGGACATTCGACTCGCTCACCGTTCGCACGCCCACCAGGACGTTGAATTCCATACTCATGTCTCGCTCCCGGCTTCCTGTCCCTTATGAGACATCGCCAGTGACACGATGGTCCCCGACAGATGGCGGGCGACACGCACCATGTCCCTTGCGGACAACCGTGGGGCATTCCGTCGGGAGGGAGCCCGTACCAGAACCCGGACATCCCAGGGCGATTCCGGGACGCCGAGCAGTCCGGCGTAGTCCGGGACGATCGCCGCCACCTCCGGCGCGACCTCCATCGGAACCGCGAACCAGAACTGTTTGCACTTCTCCCACACGGGCGGCCGTGCTCCATGCGACATGCAATGCTTCCCGTCGTTCGCGGCGAAATCACTCCTGCTCAGCTTGACTTCGATCTCGATGACCCGGCGGTCCCGCGTGATCGCGACGACATCGGGACGATGATCCCCCCGGTTCCAGGGCGACCGCTGCGTCCAGACCAGCGGGCATTGCCGCTGGTAGCGCAGGTAGTGCAGGACCCGTGCGGTGATCGCGTCGGCGTTCATCATGCCTCCACCTCCATCAGACAGGACCACAAGGTGAGGAAGGCAACCGCCGCACATGCGGGGACGACAGCGTTTCCCAGCGAGCGAATGTTGAGTTTGTCACGATCCACATTGATGGACATTCTCGCTCGCCATCAATCGTTGCCGTCCCCGTACCCGTACCCGTACCCGGACCCATCGCTGAACCCGTACCCGGAACCGTAACCGTCTCCGTACCCGGACCCGTCTCCGGACCCATTTCCAGGCCCATTTCCAGACCCGGCTCCGTACCTATCTCCGGGTCCGGAGCCATTTCCAGGCCCATGTGAATCGCCGCAACTGAGATCATGCAGGGTCATTGCGTACTCCACGCCGGGAGTATGTTGGTGGTCTCCCTGCCGCTACGCGGCATCCTGGTTTCCTGGAAGATAAAGCTTCGGTTCGCTCTCAACTCGGCACGACCGGGCGAACTCATCCCATTGCTCCCAGTCCTGCCGTGGCGCAAACACCCCCTCGATCAGCTCGGCGGGGTCGTATCCCGCAGACGCGAAATCTCTGCTCGCCTGCATCGTCATCGATTTGCGGTACCCGGCGGTTTGTCTCTCGATGAACTCCGCGCGATCAGATTCCGGCATGAACTCCAGTACCGGACGGAGATTGCCCATCACGCTGAGCCACCAGATTCCTCGATGCCACCACAGAATCGCGGCGGATTCCGGCAGTCCGTTCAACTTCGGGTTCACGCGAACTGCAGACCTCGCGATCGATGTCTTGTAGGGCGACTCCCGACGAGTGACGTGGCTCTGCGAGACGGGCCGAAGATTCTTGGTCAGGTCGAACAGCCTCGGCTTGTATCTCGAAGCAATCTTGAACTCCGACATAGCGGCGAGGACTTCGTCCGCCGGGTACGGTTCGAGTCGTCGCACCATTTCCGCAACGATCTCCTCGTCCATTTTCCACCAGGAGATCATCTTCGCTGCTATCTCGCTCCGCTGTTCACTGGTCATCTGGGATCATCCTCCACCAACGCCATCACTCGCGCGACCTTTCGGCTGAGTTCTTCCGTCTCGATCTCCGCGCTGGTTCTCCTGCCACGCATCACCTCCAGCGCGTATTCGATGGGGTGACTTTTCCCCCTGTCGGAAGATTCCTGGATCAGCGTCTTGGTCGCATCGAACCCGATCTCCGCAATCATCCCGGCGATCTTCCGCTGCTGCGCGGGGCCGACGTTTGCCACGTTTGGCAGCATCGCAACCAAGCGGTTCACCTCCGACTCCATCACCTCGTCGTGGTTACTCCCACCCCCCGGGGGGGGTAGGGGGGGATCCGAAGATGAAGATGAAGATGAAGATGAAGGGGTTGGCTGACCCTTGGACTGACCCTTAAGGGGGGGGGTTGGCTGACCCTTGGACTGACCCTTAAGGGTCGGGTTCCCACCTCGACGGCCGGCGTCGGCACAGAGCATGCGCTTGTGTTCATCGCGAACCATTCGCCGACAGTAGATTGCTCCAGATTGATTCCGGCTGACCACCGTCTTTTCGACCAGTTCAACGATGCATGCGAGCGTCACGTCCTTGTCTCCGCCGACCGCCTGGGCGATTTCATCGTCTGTCCAAGCGCGTCCCGCAGTCGCAAGCACACCTCGCTCGTCACACTCGAACATCAAACACAACATGTCTATGTAGACCCCTTTCGCCGCGTGGCTGCACCTCCTTAGCGACGGCTCCTTCATCCAGTCGCCCGGGTAAAATTGGAAGCTCGGCAGCTTAGATGCCATCACTCCCCCTTGATCCCTTCAATCCGACAAGGCTCTGACAAGCGCAGGCCCGGCCAACGTCCGAACGCGCCGGATCGAAGGCGGGTCTGAGCTGGATTTCCGCCATGATTCCGCCGCATCCACAGCGGACCGAAGAACTCATAATCCCTTGGTTCTCGGTTCGAATCCGAGCGGGCCCATCGAGAGATTCCGACTTTTCGGGTTGCCAGCCGACAAGGATTCTGACAAGGTTTCGGCCATGCGACAGCTCACCCTCAGGCTCTGCAAACGCAAGGACGGCCGCTACTGCAAGTGGATAAACGGCCGAATGGTCTACTTCGGTCGCGACGAGAGACTGGCTCGCGCCATGCTCCTCGACCTGGTGCGACGACAGACCCTCGGACACCTCGAGCCCGACCAGCAGGTGCCGCTCCACGAGCTGGCCGATCATTATCACGCGGCCTGCCAGTTGCGGATTTCCGACGGCACGATGCAGGCCAGGACGCTCGACGACTACACCGGCGCAATCCGCGAGTTCCTGCGATCCGTCGGGCGAACGCGACTGGTCTCCAGTCTGGGCGCGGACGATTTCTCGCTGTTCAGATCTGCGCTCGCCCGGAGGCTCGGGTGCTACGCTCTCGATCGTAACATTGTCTCGATCCGTCGCATGTTCCGCTGGGCCGCCGAGAACCGCGTCATCGACCGCGAACCGATCTATGGCTCCGGCTTCCGCGTCAGCAGCAGGGCCGACAAGCGATTCGCGCAGGCAAAGCACGAGTCCGATCACGGCCCTCGCGTGTTCAACCTCCCCGAAATCGACGCGATCCTCGACGCGGCCAGGGAGCCCATGCGGACCATGATCCTGCTCGGACTGAACTGCGGCATGTATTCGATCGACTGCTCCGACCTCCTCTGGTCGGACATCAGGGAGGTGGACGGCGTGACCATGATCGACCGTCGTCGCGCCAAGACCGGCGTCGTGCAGCGAGCCCCGCTGTGGCCCGAGGTGTTGCAGTCGCTGGGGATCAGGCGTGTCGGCCGGGTGTTCTCCACGCGACGGGGGAACGCATGGAACCGACGCAACGGCACGGACTCGATCGCGATGGAGTTCGGCAAGATGCGGCACCGCGCCGGCGTGACGCGGGCAGGTCTGGGGTTCGGCGCGCTGAGGCACACGCACGTCAGCGCGGTCTCCGAGCTCCCCGACATCAATGCATGTCGCATGGTTCGGGGCCATCAGATTCTGGGGATCGAGTCGCATTACGATTTTCCGTCCCTGGAGCGATTGCTGGCAGTCACCAGCCACGCGAGATCCAAAATCCTCAGAACACCCTCGGCACCGCCCGATGTCTCGCCCTCGTCGTTGCGATCTGCTGCGCTACCGAGCGCAGAGTCCGTCGCCGCAGGTAGTCATCGAGGGAGTCCTGCGGCACGCGCCACCGACGCCGCACGGTCCCGCTGATCGCGACTGCCGCCAACTCGCCACGGAGACACAGCTTGCGGACGCAGTCCGCGCTGCATTGCAGTCGTGTGGCGACGTCGTGGATCGTGAGGAGTTCAGGCATCGGTCCCCTGCGGTCCAATCGGCACGTCTGCCCACGCCTGTACCTCCTGGGGCACGGGAGTTCCGCACGTCCAGCACCACTCCTCTCCGCTCCAGTGACCCGGCCATACCGGCTCCCCGTCAGACTCCGGAACCCATAGCAGGACCGTGGTGTCGTCATCAGGCATGCGCTCTCGCGGACTCCACCACTGGATTTCCTCCGGTTGTGCCATCACAAACTCCTCTTGGAATCCCCGCCACGCCGCCAACCCGCGAATACTCGACTGCGGGGGACGCCGCCGCGACCCGAGCGACGGCGGACGGCGGGCGGGGACTAACCATCACTTCGCCACGTCACACCGCTCCCAGTCGAATCGTCCCTCAGACATCGCGGACAAAATCTCCCGCCGCTTGGTCTCGGATGATCGACGTGATCCAGCGCAGTCGCAGGCAATCTTGAGTTGTCGCGTCGTGTGCGCGGGATCAAATCCGCCCCGACCGGCGAAGAACGCCACGGCCTCCTGGAACCCACTCCATGACGCCGCGCCGGACTCAATGACGGCCGCGTCGCCTGAGTCCGGAGCAGGTGGTTCGGGCTCATTAACAGGCACGTCGGCCTGAGCAGAATCCATCGTTTCGACTTCCACCTGCTCGTCCAGGGATTCCGGCCACTCGACCAGCCCGGTCTCGACAGGCATTGAGTCGTTAGGGTCGATGAGGCCGTAACTCGCCGGCGCAGGCTCTGGTACCGCCGCCGGTTGCGAGGGGTAAAACTCCTCAGCGATGTCCGCAATTTCCTCCGGCTCCTCCTCGCCAGGTGCCGGCAGAAGCGCGCGGCACTGACGACGCAGTGACTCCACCTGCCGATGGAACGTCAGGGCGAACTTCGCCCTATCCATCGCCAGCGTCTGTACCTCGCCGATGTCGCCGCCGACCAGTTCGACGTGGACAACATGGACCGTTGTGGATTTGCCCTGAGGCGCGACCTGCTTCGGCCGCACGGTCAGTTGCAGCGGCATTCCGACCAGCACGCCGCCGGTCAACTGGCTGATATGGATCAGCGAACCGTACATCTGATCGAAACTGATCCGGCTCGTCGTGCGAAACCGATAGACCCCGCCCCAGCGGGCATGTCTTGATGCGATCACGACGTTCAGCACGGCACTGAGCTTGAGCAGCTTGTTGCCGCGCGAATCCGCCAACTCCAGCACCGATGGATCGTGCTGCTCAGTGCGAGGCTCAGGCAGCCTCTTGCCAGTTTGGGGATCATTGAACCACGTCACGGTTTCGCCGTCGGACCTCCCGCCGCACGTCTTGCCGGCATACCAAACCCACGCGGCCTGCAGCACGTCGTCGATGTCGTCGCTGATAACGCGGATCGGGAGCCTCCGCAGTTGCCCGTCGGGGTCCGCGTACCCGGACGCGACGAGTTCCTGCATCAGGGACGAGTCGGGAACAAAGTCCCCGGCCGCATCGCGGTGCATCGTAGTGATCGTGAAATGGTCGTCCTTGCGCGGCAGACGGAATGATCCCCCGGACTGCGTGGGCCTGGATGCCCCGAGTCCGCCGATCTTGATTTTGCCGAGTTCGGGCATGCGCGGCTTCCCGCCGGCAGTCCCGCTCATCGCGTTCACAATGGTTAGCAGACTCACGCTACCTCCTTGGTTTCGATCGGGCTTGCGATCGGCTCCGGCTCCCGCGCCCATGCCGGTAGCGACACGCTGATTGCAGTGGGGCAGATTCCCGGCCAAGTCCTCCGCTGCAGGCATTGCAGGTGCATCGCGAGGAGTCGCCGATACAGACGCCTGCCGTGCTCCAGCACTTCGTCGTCCATGCGATAGACCAGCACGTCGTAGGGGGGACGATTCTGAACCGCGATGATGCAGACCGACATTGGGTGCGGCTCCAGCGATTGGACCCCGTCGTGGTACCAGGCCATCTGCCCGTGGTAGGCGTAAGTCGCAACGTCTCGCTGGAAATCGAATGGGGTCACGGAGCGGGTGGTTTTCAGGTCGAGCAGGCAAAGCACGTCGCCCTTGACCGTGGTGCCGGGATACAACACTTGCGCGGGGACAAAGCACAGCCTGTCGATCCGACCCTTGCACAGCGAATCTCCGATCCGCCAGACGGCAGAGAGTTCGTTGGTGCCCCGGCCATCGAGTAGCCGGGATGCGACCGGGTGCTCCCGCGTCGCGGCGACCATGGCGCGAATGGCCACCATTTCGTCTGCCGTCATATGCACGCGGTCTGCGTTGGAGGCGAGCCACGACGCCTTGGCGTCCTTGTGTGCGTTGCTGTTGGGATGGCCGTCAAAACGAGGCATGACCGCGTAGTCGGATTCCAGCCGGCCGGGTTCCAGCACGGCGGCGTGAACGATCTCGCCGAATCGCATGGCGTCGGAGGCGTCCGACGGCTGGAGCATCTCGTTCCGGGCGTTGCGTGCGCTCACGCGATACGGCTCCAGCAGGTGCCAGTTGATCGCGTCGATGCCCCGATACTCCGCGAAACTCATCCCCCGGTGCGCGCCAGTCCTGTTCATCTCGCACCCCCTTCGCTCCGGGCCTGACCCTGCATCCATTCGTCGATCCAGCCCAGGGTGATCTGCGCCACCTGCGACTCGTCCGGGGTATCGCTCCTCAATCCCATAGCTCGTCCTCCCAGCGTCTCGTCGGATCATCGGGGCCGGGACGCCATGCCAGACTCATCAGCCACGCCGCCAGCAACGCCACCGCAACGATTGGCAGCAGCACCAGAGTCAGAGTCGCGCCAAGCAGGTTTCGCATCGATGCCTCGATCCCCAATAACCCGGCGCGGGCGACACTTCGCTACCGCACCGCGCCGGGCCGGAGAAGGAGTCAACGTTCATTCGGGCTCGAACCGATCAGGCCGATCCAAGTCCATCCGTGCCCCGGCGTCAGCGAGTTCGGCTAGCGTCTGCACGCCGCCCTCACCTATAGCCTCGATCAGTACAGTGGATGATTTCCGCGAGATGGCGTGCTGATGCACGCCGAGAATCTCGACCGAGTCCATCACGCGCGAGGCCAGCCTCAGCTCCCCGGCTGCCGCGAGCTGCCGTGACGCCGCTTCTGCGGCGTTTCGGGCTCGCTGCAGTTCCTGCTGCGCGAGCCAGAGCGGGTCGGAGACCCGTCGCATGACCAGCGACTCGAATGTTCCGCTGCGGATCATGGTTGCTCCTGCGGTAGGCTTCCCTCGGCCCCATCTTCCGGGCCTGTGACCGAGGGAAGCACAGTGGTTGCCGGCACGCCCAACTGACCGAGCCGGTCGTCGAGCAGACGATAGACGGTCTTCGCGAGCGTTGCGTCGCCGATCGATCGCTGAACTCGCTCGCACCGCCTCAGCGTGACGTTGTCAGTGATGCTCACGCGGGCAACTTTCTTTGAAGTCCTCATGGCGGCACTGATTTACTAAAAAGTTCGGACAAAGCAACCAAAAAGTAACAGCAAAATTGCAAATTTGATACAACTCTGTTGCCAGCAAAGACTTATGGACGCAATATTTTTGTCGTGACACCCGGAAAACGCTTCGCGGACCTACGAGCACGGAAAGGGAAAACCCAGCGAATGCTGGCCGAACACCTCGGTATCACCGCGCAGACGATCTCCGGGTTTGAGCGAGGAGCGACCAGCAGAATCAGGCAGAAGCAATGGTCCGAGATTGCAGCGGTTTTCGGCATGACTGTCGAGGAGCTGGAGGCCGCCACATTCGGCGAAGGTGTGCCCGAAAAGCAGTGCGCCGATCCAGTAGTTGGCTACGAGCCGCTGGAAATCCCGCTCTCCGTCCATGCCAGCAACTGGAGCGACGCACCGAGCAACGACGTCGTCGGAGTGCATCCCTCCAGGCACCAGCTCGAACGAGGACTCATCCGGGTCCGCGTGTTCGGCGACTGCATGGCCCCGAAATTCCCCGACGGCTGCATCGTCGAGTTCCGCGTCTCGCCACCAGACAGCGACGCGATCCGCATCGGAGCCTTCGTCTACGTCCAACTCCGCGACGGCCGCAGCACGTTCAAGCGAATCGAGAGCATGACAGGGGACACACTCACACTGCGACCCCTCGCGCACCGCAGTCAGGCCAAGGACATCATCGCACGAGCAGACGACATCGCGTTCGTCGGGGTCGCGGTCGCCGTCATCACGCCCATCTAGGAGACCAAGATGAACACGTTCGAATGGATCGGAGCATCCGGAGCCGTCGCGGCACCCATCCTCTCGCTCCCGCTGTGCCACTGGTACCAGACCGTCACGCCGTTCCTGGTCGGGATCGTCGCGGCCTGCATCTTCATGCTCGTTTTCGCCGCCGGACGGATGCTGCGCCAGAGGCCGTAGCTCGCAATCTGCGGGGCGGAGGAATCCGGGTGTCTTCTTGGTCCCTTGGCGCGGAAAAGTGCGCCAGAATGCGAATGGCGCGGCGGCAGGCCGGTTTGCGACGCGAACCATAGTCAAATTCGGCGATTTTTACCCC